AACGTAGTATGAAGACAGGATATTTAAGTTATTTAATTGAAATACTAAACTCGGATGAGTGGCTTGGAGCAGGTGATTGCGTTGAAATCGCCAAAGGCAAGAACAAACTACCTGAAGGATGGAAAGAATATATTAAGCTACAATGGCGGCAGTTGAAATAATTGAGATTAAAGGTGATGCAAGTCAAGCAATCGCTGCGCTTAAGGCCGTAGGGATAGAGGCTGACAAGACGCAGGCCAAAGCCAAAGAGAGCAACGATGCCATCAAAGATGGTCTTGAGGCACTTGACAAGCGAACAGGCGGAGCCGTCTCAGCATTCAAGAGCTTACAGAGTGGTATTGGTGGGGCGGTAAAGTCCTTTGGTACGCTCAAGGGTGCAATCATCGCAACGGGCTTGGGTGCGCTGCTTGTCGCAGTAACATCGCTTGTCACTTACTTTAAGAACACCGAACGTGGTGGTGATGCATTAGCGGTTGTTCTTGGCGCACTTGGCGCAGTCGTTGGCAAACTTACAGATGTACTTGTTAAGCTTGGAGAAGCATTATTTAAGACCTTCAGCGACCCGAAGCAAGCATTGATTGACTTTGGCAACGCCCTCAAAGAAAACATTTTTAACCGAGTTGAAGGTTTGCTTGAGCTGCTTCCTGCTTTGGGTAAAGCAATCAGTCTTGCGTTAAAGGGTGAGTTCTCCGCAGCAGCGAAGACCGCTGCCGATGCAGCAGGCAAGGTTGCGCTTGGAGTTGAGAACGTCACCGACAAGGTTGCAGGTGCGGTCAATGCAATCGGTGAGCTTGGCAAGTCCGCAATAGCAGCAGCCAAAGAGGGAGCAAGAGTCGCAGGATTATTAAATGACGTAGAAGATGCAGAACGTGCGCTAATCGTACAACGTGCAAAGGCCAACAAGCAGATAGCAGAGGCTCGCTTCGTTGCTGATGACCTAACGAAAAGCACAGAGGAGCGTATCGCTGCGGTACTAAAAGCAGGAGCGTTAGAAGAATCCGTAGCCTCCAAAGAAATAGCAAACCAAAAGCTCAGGCTTTCAGCTCTCCAAGCGCAGTCAAGAATATCAGAAACAAACGAGGAGCAACTCGTAGCCATTGCAGAGGCAGAGGCTCGTGTGTCGGAGTTAGAGCAGGCGAGCATCGCTCGCAAGCGCAGGCTTGGTACTGAAGTAAAGGGATTGAGGGCAGAGGAGAAAGCAGCAGCCGATGAGAAGATAAAGGCCGAAGAAGCCTTTGCAGCATTGCAGGAGAAGGCATTATCAGACTTTGATTTGCAGCAGAGCGCATCATTGGATAAGGCATACGAGATGCTACTCACCGACCAACAACGTGAGATAAACGCAGTTCGTGATAAGTACTTCGCCTTGCTTCAGTTGGATGAACTATCGGCCGAGCAGAGGATTGCCCTTGAGGAGAAGCAGTCAGCAGAGATTGTTGCTATCACAAAAAAGACAACCGATGCTCAAACGGCATTGGAGAAGGCGGCACAAGATGCAAAGGCCGCAATGGTTAATCAATCCATTGATGCGGTACAGGGTGCGCTTGGTGCGTTATTCAAGAATAGCAAAGCCGTAGCATCAGCAAATGTGCTTATAGATGCAGCGCAAGCAGCAGTCGGAATCTTTAAGAATAGCACCTCCCTACCTGAACCCTTTGGCTCTATTAATCGTGGTATTCAGTTGGCAGCACTTGCAGCAACAACCGTTGCATCAATTCGTGACATTAACCGCGCACAACCAACGGGAGGCGGCTCAACGCCATCCACACCTACATCTACCCCTACTGCGCCATCACAACCACCGCAATTTAACATCGTTGGACAGGGTGGCGTGAACCAACTTGCACAAAGCATCGGTGGTCAGTTTCAGCAGCCCATCCGTGCTTATGTCGTAGGGCAGGATGTAACGACCTCACAACAACTACAACGCCAAAGAGTAAGAACCGCAACATTCGGATGATGAAACTAATTGAACTTATACTTGATGAAACGATGCTCCTCACGGGCATTGATGCAATATCCCTTGTAGAATATCCTGCGATTGAGGAGGATTTCATTGCGCTGAACTCACAACGTGTGGAGTTCGCCACGCAGAGCGATGAAAAGCGAATCCTTATGGGAGCAGCACTCGTACCCAACAAGCCCATTTACCGAGCAGAGGGGCAAGAGGAGTTCTATGTTTACTTTAGCGAAGCCACCATCCGCAAAGCAAGCGAGATGTTCTTTCAGAAGTCCAAGCAGAACAACGCTACTCTTGAACACGAGGTAGGCATTAACGGCCTCACGGTTGTAGAGTCGTGGATTATCGAAGATGACGTACACGACAAGAGCAAGAAGTACGGCTTTGATTTGCCTGTTGGCACTTGGATGGTATCTATGAAAGTCAACAACCCCGAGATTTGGACAAACTTTGTCAAGACAGGAAAGGTCAAAGGCTTCTCTATTGAGGGGTACTTCGTGGATAAGTTAAACCTTGCCAAGCAAGAGATGGCGCAAATAGAGGAGCAAGAAGCAGCGTTGATGCTTGCACAGATTGTCGCTATCATAAAAAGGGATGGCCGTAAGAAGTCGGGAACACGCACAGAGATGGAGTCGTTTACTGACTACCCCGATGCGGTACGCAACAACGCCAAGCGAGGTATTGAACTAAACGAGAAGAACGGCAACAAGTGTGCAACGCCTGTCGGCAAGGTAAGGGCGCAGCAGCTCGCACAGGGCAAGCCTGTGAGCGTAGAGACCATCACACGGATGTACTCATACCTATCACGAGCCGAAGAATACTACGATGAGAACGACACGCAAGCCTGCGGTACTATCAGTTATCTGTTGTGGGGTGGCCTTGCTGCAAAGCGTTGGTCAGAGAGCAAACTTAAAGAACTCGGTAAACTATGATGCGCCCACAAAAACTCCCTGTTGCATCACCACGAGGTGGCAGGCGTGGATGTTTATGCAAAGACAACACCTACAAGTCCAACTGCTGCGATGGCTCATTGCAAGCGCAAGGGATAGGCTCGTTAGTAGGTCAAGGCATAAGCGTTAGGATAAGAGGCGAGGAGTGGCAAACCATCAACACACGATGGGAGTCAACAAATACTCTATGGCAAGACCTATAAAAATGTTACAAATAATCAAAACCCCTTTAATTAGTTAGATATGAAAGCAAACAATATCCTAAACCGCATCCTTGCCGAACTGTCCTCCATCCGCGAGGTTAAGTTTGAGCAAATGACACTTGAGAACGGAGCCGTTCTTGAGGCAGAATCATTTGAAGCAGGTAACGAAGTCTTTGTCATTAGTGGCGATGACCGAGTTGCTGCTCCTGTTGGCGAACACCTCCTTGAAGATGGTCGTGTACTCGTTATCACCGAAGAAGGCGTAATCGCTGAAATCAAAGAAGCTGCTGCCGAAGCAGAGGAAGTAGAAGTTGAGGTTGAGGCCGCAGCACCTACCGAACTTGCAGAGGAAGTAGAAGAAGCTCCTGCGGTTGTTGCAATCATTGAGAAAGTTCTTGAGGAGATTGCAATGATGCGTGAGGAGATGAAAGGAATGCGTGAGGAGATGGGCGGTTACGCCAAGAAGGAGGAGATGGCTGCGGTTAAAGCAGAACTATCTGCCGCACCTGCTGCGAAGCCCATCAAGCACAACCCCGAAACAAAGCAAGTCCAAAAGATGAGTGCCAACCGCCCCGAAAAGACGATTGACCGAGTCCTTGCACGAATGAATAAATAACAAATAAACAATGGCTACAACTACTTCAATCACCACGAATTATGCAGGAGCGTTTGCTTCCAAGTATATTTCTGCTGCTCTTTTGAGCGCAAACACGCTTGACAAAGGACTCATTGAGATTCTTCCAAACGTAAACTACCGCACCACCCTTCAGAAGGTGAACACTAACGACATCGTAAAAGATGCCACTTGTGATTTTGATGCAACTTCTACCTTGACTTTGACCGACCGCATCCTTGAGGTTGAGCCATTCCAAGTGAACTTGCAGCTTTGCAAGAAGGACTACTACGATTCTTGGATTGGTGGTCAGATGGGCTTCTCTGCCTACGATAGCATCCCTGCTTCTTTTGCTGACTTCCTAATCGCCCACGTTGCTGCAAAGACTGCCCAAAAGATTGAGCAGAACATTTGGAACGGAACTGCTGCAAGTGCAGGAGAATTTAGCGGATTCCTTTCTTTGATGACTGCTGACTCTGACGTTATTGACGTAACCGCTACCACCGTGACTGCTGCAAACGTAATCACCGAGCTTGGTAAAGTTGCTGATGCAATCCCTTCTGCCCTTTACGGAAAAGAAGACCTGCAAATCTTTGTCCCACAAAACGTAGCGAAGGCTTATGTACGCGCTCTTGGTGGGTTCGGAACTTCAGGTCTTGGAGCCAACGGTGTTGACAACAAAGGCACAATGTGGTATGGT